GCCGTTGCGCCCGCACAATCGCCGGGTGCGCTTGATCAATCGCCCGCCCGATCAGGCTGGCCGTGTCTACTTCGTCGTCATGCTTGCCAGCGGGGAACACCAGAAACTCGCTCAGGTCTGCGCCAGTCTCGAAATGCACCCGCCCTGTTGCTGCCATCGCCTGGAACGAACGCGCCCGCGTCGGCTTGTCCGCTACGCTGGGCAACCACTCCAACCGGCAGTGCACGTTGCGTTCCCGCATCCTGCGGCGCAGCATCGGTTCAACTGCCTTCTGGATCACGCCACCTTCACCGAAGGCGCACAGCGGCTTCCACCGGGCGATAAGGTCAAGCATCCGCTCGATCCACACGTCCGAAGTTGTCTGGCCCTTCCATTGGGCGGCGCGGTAAACGTCACCCTCGGCGCAAATGCCCCACATGGTCAGCACGGTGTAATCGCCGCCGCCATCCGTCACCGCGAAGTCGCTGGTCAGGTAGTAACGGCATTCGGGCAGATTGGCCCAATTCTTAAACCACTCCCGCTTGAAGAACGTGCCTTCGTCGGGCTGCGGCTGCTGCTGATACAGCGCGGACCATTCACGCGGGCCAATCGTCGCCTTGATGCGTTCCAATGCGTCGGCAGGATACCATTCCGGCCACAATGCGCCCCTTTCGGGATGCAGCGCGGGCAGTTCCAATACCGTCCACTGGTCCGCTTCCTGCTCAAGCAAACGGCCCGCCAGATCGTCTTCATGCCAGCGGGTCTGAATGACCACAATCGAGCCGCCAGGCATCAGGCGTGTGTAAAGCGTGGACCGATACCAGTCCCACACCAGTTCCCTGCGCCGCTCGCTGTCCGCTTCCTCGCGGTCCTTAAACGGGTCGTCGATCAGCGCAATGTGTGCGCCGCGCCCTGTTACCGCCGTGCCAACGCCAGCAGCCACATAGGTGCCGCCGTGGTTAGTGTTCATGCGGTTGGCCGCTTGGCTGTCAGGCGCCAGCGTCACGCCGGGGAACACCTGCCCAAATTCAGGCTCGGCCACCAGGTTGCGGACGTTGCGGCCAAAGTCGTTTGCCAAGTCGCTGTTGTAACTGGCGGCGATAATCTGCCGCTTCGGATCACGCCCCAAGCACCATGCCGGGAAACGCTTGCTGGCCAACTCACTCTTGCCATGCCTCGGCGGCATGAAAATCATCAGCCGGTCAATTTCGCCACACTCCACCGCTTCCAGCTTTTGCGCGATCAGTTCGTGATGCGCCGCGCGCTGGTATTGCGGGTTCGTGTATTCAGTGAAGGCCAGCAGGCTTTTTCGGGCCTGCCGCGCTTCCATCGCCTTCGTTAGGGTCTCCAGTTCCGCCAGTGAGGAAAGGAGAAAGCTGCGATGCGAGGGATTGGATGCGCTCTGCAAGTTCTGCATCAGACAAATCATCCACGTTGCTGACGCTCAGGTTCACGTCCTTCGCCACAAGCGAGGCAACGATCTTGAGATACTGGTCAGGCTTTTCCGTGCGGACGGTCACAATCGCCGCTGCGCCATGTTCCACGAAGTCATCATGCAGGGCGGACGTGAACGCCTCGGTCAGCGCGTTCTTGCTGCCCTTCGGACGACCACCGCCGATATTGCCCGTTACAAATCGGCCCTTCGAGTCCTTCGCATAGACCTGTTCAGCCATTGCTCGCCTCGTATGGTTCAAACTCAACTGTGACGGTGAATATACCGAAGTGCGGGATCACGTAGCTGGTGACGGTCGTTTCAATGGCAAGCGGGTTGAACGTGTCAAACTGCGGCATAGCGTCAGGCACCTAGAACACCCACGTAACCAGCAGGCCGAGGACAAAGCCGAACGCAGCACAGGTGCCAGCGCCTATTGCCAGGTCGCGGATGCGGTCTGCCAGATCGTCCATGCTTGGACCTCCGTGAATTTCGCCCGTCACGCTTGCCCCGTGTGTGCGCCTCAAGTGTCGCGCGTCTGTATGTCAGCCGGGAGGGACGGGCAGGGCCGTGCGGAAAGGAGACGCTGGCCCTATCTGGAATAATGCCCCAAGGGCCGAAGCCGCGAGGGGTGCCGTAGGCAGTGCCTAGGGCCTAGATGCTACAACGCCCGCGACATGAGTGATGCCGAACGCGCTGCGGCTATCCTTAAGGGTGGCGAAGGTCGCCGCCTTACCTATCGGCGGATTGATAAGCTCGCCGCCTAAACTGGCGAAAATCCCTCGCGAGTTTGTGTTGCCGCGTAGTCGCTGGACTCGACTCTAATTCTGTTTTGCCCCACCATCGGCGCGTCGGCCTTCCCGGACAGCCTGTTAGCAGCAGGCCCAGTTCGGCCCCGACGCGCCATGCTGGTAGAGTGAAAGGGCGTGTCGCTCGTCCACAGACGTTAAACGTGGATGCAACCCAAGGCTGCCGCCAAGCCTGCTCTATCAGGTGCTACATGGTCGCTTGAGGCGGTTCTAGAACGCCGATGGCGGGGTCATTGCTCGCTGCCTACGCTGCCGGACCTAAGCCTTCGCTATCATCGCTTCAAAAACCGACTTGGCCACAAAAGCTGAAGAAGAATCGCGAGAGTCTTCTAACGCCCAAACCCCCGCCTCCACCATCGCGGGGGTGACCTCAATCATACCGGCCTGTCGCTGATCGGAGTCGCGCATCTGACCTGCTCACTCAAGTATATAATTGCCCGCGCAACCTTGTGTGGTCGGCGGGCGCATAATTGTGTAAGTCGGACGCAATTCTCCGACCATGACGCGGGGGCTAGCGGAATTTGCGCCCCGTGTCAAGCGTTCAATGGCACAATCCCACCCGCCGCATATTTCAGTTCCAGCAGCGCAATCGACAGATGGCGCGGGTCTGGCTTGTCCCCGCCATGCTTGTGCAGGCACCAGCCCTCTAGCGTGATGTCCGCCACGCAGACCGCACGGCACAATTCAGCCAGTCCACCCATGTCGCGCTCTAGCCGCCATGTCTCCCGCTGCGCCGACAGGATAGCCAGTCCCGGCCCGTGGCCGCCCTTAGGGCTGAAGTCGATGCAGGACTTTACCGGCGAACGGTCGGCAAGGCTGGCTTGGTCGCGGTAGTAGGCGAGGGCGGCAAATTCCTGGTCACTAATCGCGCCAAGTTCATGCAGCCGCACAATCGGCGGGACAAGCTGGCGTGCCATCCCCACGCTGCGAAAGTCATTGTGCGCCTCGCGTTCCGGCGTGGGGCGGTTATCGTTTACCGGCTCAGCGGCGACCTTGGGGGCCTTGATCCGTCGCGCCTTGTTCTTCCGTGCCATGATAAATCCCCTGTAAGCCGTTTCTAGCGTGGTCTGGTGGGTGGATGCCCTGGAGGCTGGTTTTCGCGCTCAGGGGCCGTCTGTGGGCGATTTGAAAGGGAATGGAGCCATTCCTGCCGCCAAATCTTCCGCGTATCGCGAAATGGAATAAACCCGCGCGGTTTCGCCCGCTGCGATCATCAGTATGATCGGCCACGCTAAAACCGTGACCACGGCCCGAACGTTGTCGTCTCGCGCACCAAAGCGTGACTGGAAGCCGTAGAAAAACGCCGCAGCAGCGACCCCAATTAGGTAAACATCGATCATGACCACAGCGCCTCCGCGATTGCTTTCAGGTTCCACGCGGTCACGAAGCCGCAAATCCAGCTAACGGCCCAACTGGCCCACAACAGCGTTTCCCGTTCCATCACCACACCCCCGCGACAAGCGATGCGAGGGCAGTGCCGAGCAGCACCCCGATGAACACACCGAGGAAGTGGGCGAACCGCACATCCTCTTCCCGAACCATGCCAGAGGCCATGTTATCAATCTGGGTCAGCAGCCCGCCGATTTCGTCAAACGGCAAGAACACAGGCGATGTTCGCTTGTAGTGCTGTTCCCAAAGGGACATGGCTAGGCTGCGGGCGTATGCCGTCGCCTCATCCATCTCCCGCCGCCCCTGATCCCTCTCCCGCTCCACCGCGTCATGGCGCAGCACCCATTCGATGCATTCGGATTGCTTCTCGGTCAGGCGTTGCTCAAGTTGTGCCTTGGTGGTCATGTCAGAGCCTCCCGACTTGGTGTTCGAGGCTGGCCAACTCCTGGTGCATTTCCGCAATCAGCACGGCTTGCGTCTGTTCGCCAGCGTATCCACAAACATCGGAACAAGTTTCAGGCTGACAGCCGAACAGCTTGTCTCCAGCTTGGCGGGTCTTGACCGTTGCAGCCCGAATGCGATGCAGGGCGTCAATCAGCATCTTGGTTTGTTGGTCAATGGCGGTTTCAACTGGCCCGCTAAGGACGCTGTTGGCCGCACTGGCAGCGTAGGCATTCATCTGGGATTCGCTTGTGTAGTTCATCTTCACTTCCTTCCGTTCAGTTTGCGCCATGCGGGGGCGCTCCAAAAATCAGCCTGGGCATTGGTGGGGGAACAAGGGAACACCCCTAAAGGGGTGTGTTCCCGTTCGTTCCCCCCTCCAAAGTATGCCGTGTCGAGTGTTCCCATGACTGTTCCCCTATGTTCCCCAAGGGCAGACCATCTGCCCCTCAAACTGGATATTGCGCTTTGCTTTCAGTGCCTTGCGGAGCCTCAAGAACTGCACCTTGGAAACTTCGTGGTTGTTCCCGTTTAATGTTCCCCGCTGTTCCAGAGCCTCTTTCCAGCGAGCCACCGGAATGAAGCCGTTTTCAGGCCGATGTTCCCCCGTTTCGGGGTCTGTTGCGGCCCGTTCTGCAAGGTCCATGAGCGCGTCAAACGCCTCCATTTCCTTGGCTGAAAGCGTGTCCGCAGAGCGCCCTAGGACAACCGATTTATCGGCTTCCATGACCACACAGGAGGTCACGTCCTTGCCCCTTTTGTTGCTTCCAAGAGCCACCGATTGCAGCGTGAAAATGAACGGCTCATCGGCTTCAAGATCGCGCTGCTTGGTCACTTTGACCGATGAAAAGGTCATCTCTGGATCGCGCTTGATCTCGATTTCGGTATCTGTTGCAGCCCTCAAGGACGAGTGACCACGCGCACCGCGCGCCTCGTCTTTGCCGCTATGGTGAACAATGCAAACGTGCGCTCCGGTGGCGCTGCGCACTCGGTCGCAATTGCCGATTAGCGCGGTCATGTCCTTGCTGGCGCTTTCATCGCCACCGGCCATTGCGCGGGACAAAGTATCGACAATCACCATACGAACTGGCAGGGCAGTTTCTGCGGCCACAAACTGCACAAGCTGGATCACCGCAGCTACGTCTGCCTCGTTGTCCAGCAGGTTGACCGGCTTGGGCATGGCGACAAAAGGCAGTTCCTGTGCGCCGTGATGCTTGCGGAAGGCCGCAATGCGATTGCGGATGCCCTGCGAGCCTTCAAGGGACAGATAGACCACAGCCCCCTTGTCAATGGCCTTGCCGCGCCAATCCTGCCCCCAGGTTACGTGCAGTGCCAAGTCCAGCACAAAGAAGGTCTTGCCGCAGTTAGACGGGCCATAGACCACAGACATGGTGCCTTCGGTCAGCAACCCTTCCACAAAGTCATTGGCTTCAAGGCAGGGGACAGCTTCGCTATACCAAAAGAACGGCAACACAGGCCGCGCCTTATCGGGCGCTACCGCCATGCCAAGGATCGCCGCCGGGTCGCTGCAATCCGCAGCATCCCACCCCTTCGGCGCGTCCGTGGGCGGTTCGATAATCCGCACCGATGCAACAATGTCCTGCGCAGCTTGCGCGAAGTTCAGCGCGAACTTGCGGCCCGGTTCGTCCGCGTCCGGCCAGATCGTCAATTCCTTGCCCTGCAAGGGGGTTAGGTCGGTGCGGTCCAGGGGGCTATTGGAGCCGCCCATAACCGCCGTGGCACAGATGCCTTGCGCTATCAGCGCATCCGCTGCCTTTTCGCCTTCGCACAGCACCACAGACGGGCTGCGCAGGACTTGCGGCAAGTTATACAGCGGGCGAATGTCCGGGTTGCCGTAGCGGCCCTTGATCGCGTCCCACGGCAGGAACTCCTTGCCTCCGCCCTCAGGCTCAAACCGATAGACCGTGGCAATGATCGTGCCTTCGGCATCGGTGTAGTGCCATTCGCCCTTTTGCGGGCCTAGATCGCGGTCAAAGCGCTTGAGCTTCTTTGCCGCCTGTTCGCGCTGGTAGTTGACTTCGGGGCGGGTGCCATGCCCCACCCATTCCGCCAGTTCGTCCAGGGCCGTTTTGAACGGCACCCCGCGCGCGGCCATATACAGGTCAATCAGATTGCCGCCCTTTTGGTCGGGATCAGCAAAGTCTGCCCACAGACCCTTCTTGCTGCCGCGCGTCTCGATCACCAGCGATGTGCCGGGAGAGCCGTGGATATTGCCAACGCGCGCTGCCTTGGGGGTGATGATCGCCGCCGGGAACAGCCACGCGATAAAGCTTTCGACCGACGAATTCAGGCCCGCTAGCACCTTTGCGCGGCGGTCTGGATCAAACTCGTCGCTCGCCAGGTAGGCGGTCAATTCCTTTTCGGTCAGTGCCGCGTTGAAGTCGAGAACTTGCCCCCGTCCGGCCCCGTTGTCAGCCATTCCAGCACACCCCGTTAAAATCGCAGAACCTGCATTTGAAAAAGTCGGCATCGGGGTAGGGGCGCGGGATGCGCTCGCCTGCCTCGCAGGCTTGCAGAACCTGGACGCCCCGGTCGGTGCATTCCTGCGCAAGCTTCGCGTCGAAGGGGATGCGCTCAAACGCCAGTTCGCCCGTGTCGCGATTGCAGATGGAGAACAGCGCGGGATTGTCCGTCAGGTCCATGTAAGCCTGGTAGGTCGCCACCTGTCCGGCATAGACCGGGCGTTCCTTGGCAACGCCGTGCTTGAGAATGGCATTGAAATATTTTCCGCCTACAGCTTTCGCTTCCCATAGGTAGGGGTAGGGGCCGAATTCCTTGGGGCCGTCGATCACCACTCCGTCAACGTGGCCCTTGATGCGGCCTCCGGCGGTCGTAAAACCAAACTGAAAACCGGCCTCATTGTGGGTCTTGATGACGAAGCCAGCGGCGCGCAAAATCTTGGCAACGGCATCCTCGCTGGCGTGGCCGATGGCAAAGACCAGTCGCGTCTTGGCAGGAATGGGTTTGCCCGGTGTCCCCTCGTATTCGTATTGCAGCTTGCGGGCGCACTCCTCGCCCAGACGAGAGCCGCCCAGATAGGCGCGCTTCTCGCTGGTGAGGGTTGCGGCGGCAGCGTCAAGCTGCTCCGTAGTCGGAACGCCGGAGGTTCTTGGCTTATGATTGAAGTCAAGCATCAGTAGGGAATTTCGCCAAGCTGAGCATCAAGCTCGGCGCGGAACGTCTTGACCGTGGTGGCGAACAAGCCGCAGATTTCATCGCGGCTCAGGTCGTTGAACGTCTTGCCGCCGATGCCGGACGAAGCGACAAATTCGCCCATCGCGGGCAACATCGACTGGATCGCTTCAATTTCGTAATTGGATAAGGACACTTGTGCCTCCCATGCTTTAAGGCAGGCGCGCCCGCAGAATTTGTGTTCCCGCCCCATCACGGATCGGCACAAGCCGCCGTTCCAGAGCATTCCGCAAAAGCTGCAAGCGCGCTCAAACCTCATTGGTTATGCTGCCCAGGCGGGCTTGCCGGTGGTTGCGGTGGCGTTGGCGTTAGCCGCAGGCTTGGCGGGAGTGGCCGCAGTCCCAGCAGGCATGGCCCCCAGCAGCTTGTTCTTGGGTCCGTAGTCACCCTTGGCCGGTTCCACGCCGATCTTGCCGGTAAATTCCATGCCGGAAAAATCGCCGTAGTTGGCAATCACCCGCTTGGCCTTGGCTTCCGGGCTTTCGTCATTGGCCTTGATGCCGCGCGCACCTTCAAGGATGCCGCGCAGGGTGGAGCGGGTGATGTTGATCGCCTGTTCGCTCGGCCCTTCCACCATCATGTTCTGCCAGAACTTGCGGTTGCGGAACGGGCCTTCGATGATGGTGAACTCTGCGTTCAGCCACTTGTATTCCGAAGTGGCGCTGGTGGTCAGCCAGCCCCCGTCACCGACCGAACCGGGCTTGATGGTCATAATCATGGGCGCAACGGTGTTGGCTGGGATCACATCGTAGTTGCTGTTGCTTTCAGCGTCGTTGAAGTCATAGGTCATTTTAGCTCTTGTCCTTTTCGGTCTTGAGTTAGGCGGCGGTCGCTGTGGTTTCGTAGCTGAGGCGTTCCGCCGCCGGTCTTGCAGGCAGGCTGATCTTTTCCATCAGTCGGCCCAAGTGCGGTTCCTCGATCAGAGAAAGCCGCCCGCTCCGGTCCTTCGCGGGATAGCCCCACGGATTGACCGATTGCGTCACGAAAGCCCGGTAGGGTTCGCCCTCCTCAGGCTGGATAGACACCATGCTAATCACCTGGTCAGTGATGCCGGGGGCTTCGAGGGCGGTCTTGCTGCCCTCAACCTGCATGACGTGGGACACCCGGCCAAAGTCATCCTTGACCGTGTTCAGCAGGCCAACAAGCCAGACGTTATGGCGCGGGCAGTGCTGAAACTGCTTGAGCCAGTTGACCATCTCACGGCCCAGCAGGCCGTAGGTGCCACGGGTATCGGGCTTGCCAGTCTTTTCGCTAAAGCTTTCCGGCTGCTGCTTGGCCCAAGTGAAGCAGGTCCGCGAAAGTTCGGTGATGCTGTCGATAAAGATGGTGTCATACTTATCGAAGGCTTCCGGCCCGATCTCGGCAACGGCGGCGTTGTAATGCGCCACGCTGTAGATTTCCTCCGGCGCATAGGCCGGATTTGGGCCACCGATCATCGCAGCAAGGTTGCGGGCTTCGGGCCAAGTGCGCAGGCGCACCATGTCCCCGCCCCATTCCTGCACTGACAGTTCACCGGCTTCGGCGTTGATGAAAAGCGTCTTGTCGGGATCAAGGGTGTAAAGCAGCGAGGTCTTGCCGATACCGGCAGGCCCCACGATAATGCCCTTGATGCCTGCCTTCTGGTTCAGGCGCTGGTCGGCAGTGATAATCTTCATGCCAGCACCGTGTTCGGAATGTCCATTTTTCCGTTCCTTGTGTTGCCAGCGGCGTTTCGTTTGAGGGGTGAAGCAGGTGGCCACGAAACCGGGCTGGACATGACCGACCGGGGTATTCGGTGTATTTCCCCGGAAGCCACCTGCGCATTGGGTCATCGGAGTTCGAGCATCTCCCTCGCGACGAAAAACACGCTGGTTTGCGGGGGCAGGGGATCATCAAGCGGCGCTTGGCCCGTCCTGCGAAGCATCCTCCAGCAATGCCGATCGATCAGCCGCAGGACCGCGTAGCGCACATTGGGCGCTCCACGGCGCAGCGGGCTTTCCGCCAGCGTTGACAGCACTTGTGCGGGGCTTTGCGTCTTGCGCAGGGCTTTGCGGTATAAAGGCAAGCGCGGTTCCTGTTCGCACAGTTCGCGCCATTGTTCGCGCTGCGAAGCGCGATAGGCCTTGGCGAGCCGCTGCTTTTCGTCCTGCTTGGCCTGGAGGGTTTGCGGCTTCATGCGGCAATCCTCCCGGTGAAGGCGTGGGGCCAATGGCCTTGCAGCCATTCCACGGCAGTCTCTGCCTGCCGGAAAACGCCAACTGGAAAGTCCTGCCGCACAAGGCGGTTCAAAACATCAACCTGCTTGTCGGACAGCGAGCCAGTGCCTGACTTCATTTCCAGAAAAGCCGCGCGGCCTTCATGCAGGGCCATTAGGTCCGGAAACCCAGCCACCATGCCTTCGCGGCCTCGCTGCCTGCCTTCCCATGCCGTGCGCTTGCCAGCGTTGGGGATGGCAACAAGCATGACTTGCGGCGCAAGGGTCCGCATAAGGTTGCGGAACCGCACCTGCACTGCCAGTTCGTCCGGCCCGTCCTTGTGTGTCGGGTCGATGTGGAAAGGGTAGGTCACGCCGCATCCTCCGCAATTCCCTGCTCTAGCATCTCTGCCTGTGCGCCGACGCGCCAAGCGGCGATCTTGATGGCCTCGCGGGTCATCAGGTCAGGGTCTTTGACCATGCCGAGCAAGTCGGCCTCGATCTTGCGGAGGGCCTTGCTGGTCATGCTACGTCCCTCCCGGCTTCAAGCATGGAACGCGCATCCATTGAGCGAATGCCGTAAGCACGGCGTAGTTTGTGATACTCGCCCTGCAATTCCGGTGGGCAATCAGGCCACACCACGGGCCGCCCAATGCGCTTACCGTTGCGGCTTTTCCTGACAAAAGGCGTAGGGGCTTCGGCAGGGTCGAAAACTTTGGGCATCACTTCTGTGGCGATCAGCCGAACGCGCCCGCCACTCAGCCCGAACATCGCGCCAAGCTGTGCGGCGGTATACTCGCCAGTGTTATAGAGTTCGCAAATCCGCCTGTTGCGCTCAGCCTTGGTTTGCTTGGCAGCGTAGCAATCACGGCACATGGACGACCGCCGCATAATCAGCTTGCCGCATTGCGGGCATGCCCTGTCCTTGGTGTGAACTAGCGCGGGCATCACAGCACCCCCTCGATCAGCGTCCACATCGCCCACCCCCCCAGCGCCACGCAGGCAGCGCACCACAGCAGGACAAGGCGCATTCCCCACGGGTTGTAAGGTTCGCGGGTCATCTGGAATTGTTCGGGGTGGTCGAACGTGGACGGGTCCAGTTCGGCCTTGCGGATGTCGGTGTTGCGGTAGTGGTCGCGGATCATGCTGCGGACTCCACAAAGAAGTCGCCTTGCCGCTGGGCATCCTCGATGCGCTTGCAGGCTATGTCGAAATACTTCGGCTCGAGTTCGATGCCGATGAAGTCGCGGCCCATTTGCACGGCTGCAACGCCAGTCGTGCCGCTGCCCATGAAGGGGTCTAGGATGGTTTGAGCATCGCCAGTCAGGTCAATTGACCAACGCATGACGCGGACGGGTTTTTGCGACGGGTGTAAGCGGACTATGCCCTGCTCCTCACCTTGCTTAATGCAGCCGTCCGATATGTGGCGAATACACTTTGACGACCCACCGTGGCTGCACCACGCAAACTCAACATCGCTATATGACTTAGGCGAGGCCACCTCCACCGCACGCTTGAGCCAAACATGAAATTGTCCCGTTGCCGGGAGGGTTAGACGGAAGTGGTTTGCGCCCCAAATGAAGTGCTTGTCTGCAAGTGATAACAGGGGGGATGCGTCAAAAGGCTGATCGTCGCCAAAAATCGTCTCGCCAGTGGTGCGCTGGACAAACCCAATCCCATAAGGCGGATCGGTCACAACCGCGTCCACCTTGCCAAGCGTCGGCAGAATGTCGCGGCAATCGCCCAGATACAGGCGGGCGCGGCCAATGGTTACAGGTTCCATCACCGCACCCTCCCTGCAATGCTGGCCAGCTTGCGGGCATGGTCAGACAGGGCTGCGCGGTCGCGGTGGCAAATCACCCCGTCCGCAATGCGCTCGGCATGGTCTGCGGCGTAGGCAGTCGCAGCCGCCAGCAGTTCGCCCAGCAGCGAGCCTTCCTCGCCCTCCGTTTCGACCACCATCTTGCCGGTGGTTTCAAACCACAGCGATACGAGGTGGTCAGGCAGCACCTTGGCCAACTTCACCGCGTTGTGCAGCGGCATGGCGGTCCCGTGCTTGTAGCTGTTGAGTGTGGGGGCAGGGATGCCCGTCTCTGCCGCCAGCAAGGGCAGGGTCAGCCCGTGGTCGCGCTCGGCAAGCCGCAGCACCGTTTCCTGGCGGGCGATAACATCTTGGGATTGGCGGTCGTTGTTAGACATGATCCTAACAGCCCTTTTCGGTAGTAGGGTGGTCATGAAGGAGGTGATCAGACACAGGACCGCAGAGCGCGCGACCACTGGGGCCACGGCTCTGCGATCCACCCGCGCGTTGGGAGGAGAGGACCGGCGCGG